TCCTTGCGAGTCTCAAAGCTCGAAGAGCTCGCATTCACTTTACCATTGTACTTGATATAGTCATAGCTGTCAGTGGTAAAGTGGCTCTTGACAGCAAGGAAAGTCTTATAAGACTCAAATGGCGTCATACGGGCAACCGCGCAGACTTGGGAAGATAGTTCAGATCTTCAGCAGCCGACTGAATCTTTGATCGAATTTTGATGTTGTTCTTGATAATCGATGCTGCTGCTTCGATCTCAATATTATTCTTTTCACATAGGTGGACGACGGCATCCATATAATCTAGTCTGTATTTCGACACTAAGTTCTCAATTTCTTTGATAAACTTTTCATTCGACATGGTCTTTTGAAAGATAACGTCGTCCACCATAATGTATTATCCTCTATAAAAAATGTGTGCACCAATTTTAGTTGTACGATCAAATACTCTACCCCAACCTGGACTTACATAGTCTGCGTGGTAGAACTTTGCACCGCTGGTAACGTCACCATAGTTACCTAAGTACACATGCTCAGCGATTTCTACGGCCTTGCGATATGCGGCCCAATCTCGAATTCGCTTTCCTCCCTCACACTTCCATGAAAACTGGCACACGCCTCGAGTTCTTTGGTTGATAACTCCACACGGTGTGCTTGGGAATCTCTTATCATTAGCGCGGTTCATCACTACATTGTTTACCGCGATCCGTCCTTTGACGGGCTCATGGCCTGCTTCGAAATAAGTGTTCGTTGCCATGCATTGGATTTGTTGTTTGTCGTATTTGCTTAAGTATACCGGCTTCTTGACTACGACCGGTTTTTCTATTACCTTTACTTCCGGAACTTTTACGTACTTAACTTCAGGTTCTTTGTGAGTAACCAGAGCTATAATAATAGCAAAGATTAATCCAAGGAAGAAACCTTCCATACGTGTAATGTGCGGGAAGCCCTCGATTTTCTCGAAGATTGCCATTTGTATCCTCATATCTTAAATGATTTTGACAAACAGAGACTACTTTACAGGCATCTCAGCCATATAGTTTTCTGTCGCTATGAGAAGATACAAAAAGAAATAACGAAGGTATCTTCCATCCATTTCCCTCTTACTGGAAATGCAAAATCATTATGGTTTCGTCGGTAGTACCCGAAGGGTACTGCTCTCTAGCCCTAAGACTTGAAGCTTTGTAAGAGTCAATGGAGGTGCCAACCTCCGTTGCGATATTTTATTTATATACCATAGATCTATAAATGTCAACCACTCGTGGTGTTTCTAGAACAACTCGTGGTGAGGTGGGCCCGTTCTGTTTCGAGGTGGAACCCATACCCAATGCTAGCTTAAGCAGCTAGAGCAAAGGCAACGTTGTTATCGTTTGCATTTACGTTTAGTGGCACTTTGCCAGTCAATCAGTCTCGGACGCCCTATTACACGAAAATCGATCCTAGTTCACCCCCGTCATAGATACTGCCCATTACCGACGCATCACGCTCTCTCGTCTTGGGTTTTTTATTTGCTACGCTGGAAGATACCCTATCTCCCTTGGGCCACTTGACAGTATCTATGGTGGAGGTGGCGGGAGTTGCACCCGCGTCTTTCCGCCTTTATTGTTGCCTGTCAACAACTGATAATCTTATTTATAAACTAGATTGACTTAAATGTCAACCATTAATTGCACCAAGATTGCTTCGCTTCACCAAAATATTCGCGAGCAAAACCATTGGCAATTAGCTGAGCACGAAGGCTCTTACCATCAAGTAGGATATCGCCAAGAACACGGCCACCATACTTATCCCAATCATATAGGACATATTGAACCTTGGTTGCCTTGGCCACTAGATCCTTTGTAAAGGCACTGGCTGCCTGTCCCTTCGCATCTTCTGCTGGACATTGAGCACGAAATCCCTTTTCAGGAGTATCAACACCAAAGATACGAACAGATACTTGAGGCTTAATTGGAGCTGGAACCCAAGGGGCTTCAACCTGCACCGTATCGCCGTCAGCCACTTTGACTACCTTGGCATCATAGGTAACACCAACTGGTGTCTTCTGAGCAGCCACAGGAGTGGCCAGAGCGACAAGCGCTAGAGCAATAAACTTCTTCATGTATTTTCCTTAGTTACAGCGAGTTTCCCAGTAGATATAACGCTCTCCACGATACCATTCTGTAACTTGTTCACGAACACAATAGCGTCTATCGTAACGATTATCCGGTGGATAATATCGATTGTCGTAATCTCGATCTCGACGATCGCGATCTTCCGAAGAAAGAGCACCTACAACAATACCACCGATGATTGCTCCACAGAGCCAGCCACAACCACTACCTCTACGGCGTTCGTGTTGACTATAGTCTCTATCTCTACCACGATCACGATGCTCAGCAAAGGCTGGAGTCGAGATCAACATGCTAGCAGCAAGAGCGGATGCAATAAGCTTCTTCATATTAGAACCTTTCATCGATATCAGCAAACATTACTCGCTTTCGAGGATCACCAGAGGTAATGCAACGAGTGAGTCTGAGAGCTTCATTATAATTCTTCGTATGGAACTTTACCGGGAACAGAATCTCTTCTTCCGCGGTTTCTAGAAGCATGCCTACGAAGTAAGTACCATTTTCTTCTACCATGAAATTATTTATTCGTGGCAGATTTTACCTTTACATAACTGATAGTATCATATCCAGAATATTCACCAGCCCACTTTCCACGTTCTTGTTCCTTAAACCCGATCTTATCGCCGTGCTCCTTGAAATAAGCTCGAGCCGCAGAACCAATATCCCAATCACTCTCTGCTTGGATCTCAAACGTGTCTGAATACCAGCGCTTCTCGAAAGTAACCTTGTAGGTCTTGAGCTTCTTCGCCCGCTTTACCTCGTTCTTGATCATCTCCTTCGTATAACCACGTCGGTTCTCGAGGATCTGATTGAACCGGCCTTCAGGAACAAAAGCAAGTGGTCCCCAGGATTCTGGGGACCGGCTCTTAACATTAAGCAGCATCGGCAAACTCCACTGCAGTCTCGAGTGCCTTGGTCTTGAGGTTCTTGTTAGCACCGTACCAAGCCGAGGTGAGACGATTGTCAGAGCTACGACCGATCATGTGGTCAGTCATGAAAGTGACGGCATTGAATGCCTGCCACCAGCTACCCTCAGCAAATTCGGCACCAGGCTGCTGGTCCATGATTTCCAGAGCGATCGCAGCATTCTTGCTGATTTCCTTCTTGGAACCAGAGACCGGGAAGACACGAGTGAAGTAGTCTACAATCGACTCGTTGGTGTAACGCTTGGAGCCGAGGTAAGCAGCCATTTCCTTGTACTTGGCAAGCTTTTCCTTGGCAACACCAAGCGTTTCCTTGACCAGATCACCATCAAACTCACGACGGTGACTGACCTTGACGATCTTGTTCGACTGAGTATTCAGCGACAGAGTCAGAGTGTTATTGCAAACCACACGAATCGGAGTGAACCGGACGTCGATCGACCAGCCATACTTGTGCGGATTGGTGAAGAGAAGGTAGGACTCTACGGTATCACCATTGAAAAGCTCGAAGCTTTCCTTGACCTTGGCAAGGGCCCAGACCAGCTGGCCATCACGAAGCGAGCCAGCAGTATGCATTTCCATTTCACCTGCAGCAACGAAGTCATTGAAGAATTCGAAAGCAGATTCGTTCTGATTCGGAATCCAGTCGTCAGTGATAACGTCCAGGATCTTGTTGTCGATATCGCGAACCAGAGCCGAGTGACCAACAGAAACCTGCTTACCACCAATTTCGGCGAAGGCAGGAACCGGAGTCACTCGCCAGTCAAGACCAGCAGCCTTGAGCATATCAGCAGGAGTAATATCGGCAGGAACTTCAGTACCAAGACCATGCCAGGGTGTTTCACCAGCATAAGCCATCGAAGCCTTGCCATCGAGGAATTCAATCATATGTGCCATAACAAACTTTCCTTTTCAATTGATAATTCAATATAGTCTATTTTCAAAATATTGTCAACAAAATTATGCAGGAGTGATAATCCACAGTGCTGCGAACAGCAGAGGAAAACCGAAGATGAAAGCAACACCACCAAGGATCTCGTTGCGGAACTGTTCCGGAGTCATGGTAGCCTTAAGATCGCGAATAACCTGAAACATGTCGATTCCTTTCATTCCTTATATTCTTAGTATAGTATATTTTCAAAATAATGTCAACCATTTTTTTCGATAAAATCACATACCATCTGAAAAAAATCATCTTCAGAATTAACAGCCATGAACATCAGATCTTCTCGAACATCTTCGTTCATCCCGTGTGTGGCGAAGTAATTAGCTACAGCCATT